TGTCTGGAGAATAAAAAGCGCCGCCGAAATTTCCTTCTTTAAAATCTGGAACAATTTCAGCAATGACTGACTGTATGTCCGCTAGTCTTTGTTTTTCACTGAGGTTTCCTTTTGCTGGCTCATAATATGCTTTTGGCAAACCAGTAACTTCTGCCACGTTGTAAACCAAAGTATCGTGAAATTGGTTTTGAAGTTTTCTTCCGTTTTTGTACGTGGGTGCCTTTATGAGCGTCCCTCTTGCTCCTTTTTTGACTCGACCACCAAACTCTTCCCATTGTTGCTTGCCTGCCCACTTGTTTGTTTTGTAGCCCTTAGCAAAACCGGTCATAGACAAAATAAGTTGATTCAATCCCTCGTAGGCTCTTCCATCTGGGTTTACCTGTGTGTTTGTTATGTTTCGCGCATAATTTTCTTTGTTGGCCCAGGGTCTTTTCCATTGTTTCCCAGGATTATCCATCGCCGACTTTATTGATTCAAGTATTTGAACACTTAGGTTGTCGTATATTTTTTTCAATTCTTCTCGGTTAAAGCTGGTCTCACCAGATGAAAGTCTTTCCCTTCTCTTATTGCTGAGTTGTTCATTGAGAAATCCAATCGGTCCAAGTTGATTGAGTCTTTCGTTTGCGGCATTAGACGACGTTCTTCCAGATGACAAAACACCCTCATCGCGCACAGCATCAAAGTTTTTTTCTTTTTCTATCTGGTCGCGTTTTGCTTTTTCTTCAATTTCTTTTTGTCTTCTTGTTTCGGCAATTCTTTTATCGTCTTGACGTTTTCTTCGTTGTCCGGTTTCTTTTACTATTGAATCAACATCACGTGGTGGAATTCCATACTTTTTGCTAAGTTTTTTAGTTGATGCACCTTGCATTTTTTCCGAATATAGATTTGCTTTTTCTCGTTTGCTGAGCTCGTTTGCTCTTCTTCTATATCTTTTTGGTTTAATTGGCTTACCACCAGCGGCGACTCTTCTCATTTCTCTCATGTGTCTTAGTTCGCGCTGACGAACATCTTCTCTTGTTGTCATCAGTTCTCTTGCCATTTCTGCAAGAGTTGCGCCATTCATTCGGCGTTCATATATCTCTTTATCGGTGAGGGGTTTTCTTGGCTCACTAAATTCAACTCTATCTTTTTTGAGTTTTTCGTCCCCAAGAAATTCTTCAATTATTCTGTCGTAAACATCAAATCCGACATCGTATGGTGCATTTTCGTCACCATACGGATTATCCGGGTCAAATCCACCATCCAACCCGGGAATGTTTGTTGTTCTTCCCCTCTCTCCGGGCTTTGGGGCGTCAGGGTCGAGATTCCACCCAGAGGAAAGTCTCCCAGTTTCATCTTTTTGAGGTTTAAAACCATATTTGTTGAGCCACTTAAAAATTTCGTCTGAGTTTTTGTCTTCAGATGGAAGTTTTGCTGATACCTCATTGGCTATTCCATTTCGTATTCCTTTATGTTTTTCTTTGACATCATCTGGGGTTTTGTCGTTTTCTTGATTGTTTAGGGCTTGTATAAAATTGCCAAGATGTCCAGAATATGCAAGAAACCAATCTCTGTATTCTTTTGACTTCTTATCTTTTTCATTAAACTTTTCTGAACGTTTTCCGTTTCCTCTTCCGGTTCCAAGCCACGCAACTCTTGCTTGATTGATTCCAAGTTCTCTTCCGCGAAGAAAACTTTCCGTTTTATCACCGTCCGAGCTAGAACGTGGAGATTCATTCCACTTCATTCCAGAATCAACCCAGTTTTGTATTACTTTGTCAAACTCATCTCGTCGTTGTTTTTCGTCTCTGCTAACTCCAAATTTTTGTTCATGGTTCTTGCCTTTTCCATGCCTAGCAAGATTTCTTCCTGATGAAAGTCTTCTATCTTCTCTTTGTTTGGGACGACGTGGCTTGTCATCTCTTCCGGAGCTGATTCTTTCTTCTCTTTCTTCTGGCGTCATGTCCTCGACGGAGAACATTGCTCTATCTTTGCGTCGCTGTTCTTCTCTGCTCGATTGTTCGGCTTCGCGTCTTTCTCTTCTCTGCCCTGCAGCATCAAATGCCTCTCTGGCATTTCTCAGGAATTCAGCCTTATTTTTATCGCCCGGTCCATTTTGTTCAGCGAGGTCATCAGCCATTTCCTCAAGTTGGCTGAATACATAATCAGTATCTTTGTGCTCGTCAGCAAAATTTAAGGCGTCCTTCCAATATTCTTCACCGTATTCCCAATCATCATCGTCAAAGCCTTCATACCCATCGAGGAATGATTGAACTATTTCTTTGGCTTTTTTCAGACTGGCTTTGTCATCATCTCTTCCGGAGCTGATTCTTTCTCCGCGTCCAATTTTTTTTATATCTCTTATTTGTTCTGGCGTTTTGTCACGATTATAAATTGAACCAGGGCCATATGGTGTTGGGTCCGGTTGTCTCCAGTCTGGATATTCGTCAAAGAGCCAACCGTTTCTATTTTTGTCTACTCTGGTATCTGGATTCAGGTCCCCCTCCGGAACACCAAAACCACGAACTCCGCGACTTCTTCCGCCGCCAAGTCGTGGTCTATCTATTAGGCGCGAGGCACCATATGAGACAAGTCTTCTACCAAGGTTTTTTACCTCAATGCCGTCATCTAGGGATTTTTTTTTTATTTCTCCGTTTAGTAGCGCGGTATCTATGGCTTCAATTAGGTCAATACTTATTCCCGACTTTATTATAATTCCATCTGCATCAACGTAAGTTTCTGCTCCGTAGTATTCAAATATTGGGTCAAGAAGCTGTTTTGCTTGAAATGCATCATCTGTTGATATCGCAATACAATAACCTTTTTCGTCAATTTCATTTTCGTCGAATTCCGAAAGGTCTTTAAATCTTCTTCTGCGTTTCTTTCTTCTAAATCTACCAATAGCACCGCGCAGACCAGCAAGAAGTAGCTCTCCTGGATATTTTGCTTCAAGTTCCAACAGGTAATCTTCCTGTTGTTCTGTTTCGATATCTTCTGCTGACTTGTCTCCAAGTTTTGCCGTAACAACCCCATTGGGTATTACAGCAAATCTGCATTTACCTTCTGGGTGAACAGGAAGAGAAATTATTTTACAAGACGAACCACCCTCATACAAAACACAATTTGCGCATTTTACTCCTATTGCACCAACTGGATTTTTTTCCGGTGGATAATATCCAGCCCAAACACCATTGCTATCTTCATTAAATTTTCCATGTCTTTTAACTATTTTAAGCAATGCATCTCTCAGGTCTGCTTCTTCTTTATCCAGATTGTTTTTGTCAATCGGTTTTCTATCTCCCTCATATTGAACCGGCGGAAGAGAAACAGCAACAGTTCCGGGCCCAAGTGGATTTGGTTTAATTGCGACCGGCACTGCTGGCATTTGTTGTGGACGAATTACAACTCTGTTCGGATGACTCGGCATCATTGGTGATGGCTGCATTGGCATTGCGGATGGAGAAGATGGAGAAACTTCTGGCGTGATAATTCTTTGTGGCGCACCAAACATAAACGTTGAGCCATTTCTAGACCAACAACACTTGAATTTTTCCAGAGTGCCATTATCATTTGGTTTTGCGAAAGTTATGTTTTCATTGTCTGCTGAAATAAGCATTGTTTTTGGTCCATGCACCATTGACAATTGCTTTTGCATTTCCTCTCTATCAACCTGTGGAATAAAAGAATTTTGTTCATCCGTTTTTATTGATATTGTTCCGGTCAACTGATTTGCGCCATGCAAAACTGGAGAAACTTCGTAAAGTTCAAGTTCGTAGATAATATTTGCCTGTGTTTTTTGGTCAAATTGAGAGCGAAGTGTTTTATAGCCAATTGACCATTCTTGCTCTTCTCCAAAAAATGCTACGTTTGCAAAAGCTTCTCTTCCTTTTTCTGAATTCAAATTAAATTGAACTTTGGCAAACAATCCACCTATTCCTGCAATTTTCATTTTCATTGGCAGCCTTGGGTCGGTTGTTGGAACTTCGTAAATTTCCAAAACCTTACCGATTGGGTCGTTCCAAGAATGACCCCACACAACTCGAGGTTTTCTGCGCATTAAGCTTTTTGTAAATGCTCCAGAAGCGACAATATCGCCAACGCTGTCTTTGTTTCCAACGCCAGCAACGAAACACTCAACTATTCCCTGTGCCTCGTCAAGATTTAATGAATTTCCACGAGGAGAAGGAGAGCCAAGCTCGCTTGTTTTGTATTGGACTGAATCGGGTGACATGCTTTTCTTTCGTTCTTTACTTCGATAATAAGTGACTGGAGCAATGACCCGTTGCAACTATTGATAATTTGCTGTCCATATAAAGAAATTATTTACAGCAATTACTTCCGAATCAGCAATATCGGCCTGTTCTTTTGCAAAAAAGTTTGCATACATTTCTACGATTTTCTGTTTGAAAGAAATGAATCTTTCGTCTTCTCCCTTTGTATTGAACGAGTCAATCATAAATGAGTTTATTTCAGAAATAAATTTGCTGTTTAAATTTTTTATACTTGTAAGCCTTTCGTCAATTTGTTTTGCAACTTGAAGCGCTTGAAGATTTTTGGTCTTGATTCCCTTCAATTCAAAGTTAATTTGCTTTCGTTCATTTGAGTTATTTATTATTGCCGAGAACAACGGCTTTATGTCTTCATCTATTTGCCTATTCCATGTTTCAATAGAAATAATTGTTTCAACGTCTAGCGTTCCGGATGAAAGTGCTTTTTTGGATTTTGCTCCGTTTATTTTTTCAAGCACAACTCGCTGCTGTCTTTCAAAAACTCTTTCAATTCCTCTTGATAATATTTCTGACCATCTTTCAATTTCAAATTGAGAATCTTCTTGTTCTGATTTTGTTTGAATTCCAGAGTCAGATGCTGTGGCGATTCCCGCTGGAACCTGTGGCTGCATTGCTGCTCCAGTTGCTTCTGGTGGAAGTGGGCTTTGAGCAAGCGCCCCACTGACTTCAGCCATTGCGCCCTGCATTGTGTTTGGGTCAAGCGGCGGTTCTTGTCCTGGCATTTGTGGCATTCCGGGCATTCCAGGCATTGGTGGCATTCCGGGCATGCCCGGCGCGCCGCCTGGAGCTCCAGGGACTTGAGCAGCATTTTCTTCCATCTTCTTTTTTGTATTCGCAATCGGAATAAGGTTTGGATTCATCAGCAAAGAATCGGCCAAGTCTGCGTCCACTTCTTTTCTTGCTGAACCGATTCTGTATTCGTTTACACTTATCAATCCAGCTTGAAGTTCTTGCATTAGATAGCGTTCGCGTTCCTGTTTGTAGAGCATGAGAATTGGAACTTCTGAAGTATCAAAATCAATGTAATACTTATCGTCCAATTCGTCAAGTGCCCTGGAAACAATCTCCAAATGTGGACCCATTGTTTCTACCCAAAAAACTCGTATTTCCTCTGCCGCATTTGAAAATGTTCGCCCTGCTGCATTTCCAATAACTGATTCTGGGACTCCGAAAGCTGAAAGTATTTCTTCTTTTGTTATCTGTCGCATTTGCATATATGCAGCATCTCTTGGCGATGCTGAGGTATCTACAAAATCAACTCCTTCATCTGAAGAAATTACAGTTGTTTGACCA